CCGCAAGGAGCTACTCAGCAAGCTCAAGCCCCTAGTCAGCAACAACCGCCAGTGGGTACTATTCAGTAGCTACCTAGATTACATGATTGAAAGTGAAAGAAAAACATTAGAACAATCTACTGACATGGTTACAATGCACAGAGCGCAAGGAGCAATCAGTGCGTATCAAAAGATTAAACAACTAAGGGAACACGTAAATGTACAATAAACAAATGGAAATGTTTCAGGACGGTGGTTTAAATGATCAGGGTGGATCTAAAGATCCTGTGTCTGGTAATGATGTACCTTCAGGCTCACTCAAAGAAGAGGTACGTGATGATATAGATGCAAAGCTAAGTCCGGGTGAGTTTGTATTTCCTGCTGATGTTGTACGATTTATAGGTTTAGAAAAACTAATGCTCATGCGTGATAAGGCTAAGAAAGGCCTAGCTCGTATGGAAGAGATGGGTCAGATGGGTAACTCTGATGAAGCTACTATAGATGATGATGTGCCATTTGGTATGGAAGATTTAATTATTGTAGCAGGATCACCTGACAATGAGATGAGTAAGGGTGGTGTGCCTAGCTATAGTAGAGGTGGACAGTTATTAGGTTTAGATATAGGAGATGGCTATCTACCACCTACTACATATTACAATCCAGATACAGGACAGGAGATGGTATCTACTAAAATAGGCGGTAAGTTTTTTCCACCATTACCTAAAGGGTTTGTAGAAAAACCTAAGAAAGCTGAAGCAAAACCTAGAGATGTTAAAACAGAAACTACTAAAGTAGAGTCTGAACTAGGTAGTGGTGAAGTAGATGGTGGACCAGATAGAGGTGATGTAAGTGCTGGTGAAATGACTATGAGCGAAAAAGCAGATATGCCAGATTTTTCTCAAACTACTAAAGATATGATAGGTGGTGCAGTAGGATTAGGTGTTGGTATGTTAGGTATGGGTACATCACAAATGGCTGCTAAAGGAGTAGGTATGATAGGTCAAACAGCAGCTGATTTAGCAAAAGCAGGTGTAAAAGCAGACTTTCAATCTTATGATCAAGCTAAAGCTACTATGGCATCTATGACTGCTGCACAAAGAACGGCTCAAAGAGATAGAGATATGCAAACAGTAGCTGAACGTGCACAAAAATCTTACGAAGATTCTGTAGGTGCACCAGCAGGTTCTACAGGTACAGTAGGTGTAGGTACTGTTGGTGGTATACCATCTCCAATGGCTGTTGATAGATTCGGTACAGTTACAGATTTATCTACTGGTGATATTATAGGTGGTAAGGACGCTAAAGACTTTAAAGATATGGTTGAAGCAAAAGCCTTTGATGAGGCTTTTAGTATGTCTCAATTTGGTGGAGAAGCAGATGCTAGTTCAGTTGGACCAGCAGAAACAGGAAGTCAGGCACAAATGAGTGATCCAGCAGAGACAGGTGTTGCTGAAAATGAACAAGATGATATGGGTGTTGATGCTGAAGTAGCAGTTGGTGGCTTCATACCTAAAAAGAAAAAACAAAAGAAGAAGAAGAAGCGTGGTGGTTTAGCTTCAAGATAACAAACCACATGTGTTGGCTACCTATGCCCCTAATAAGGCTACCATAGCCCCAACGAAAGGAAATATAATATGTCAGACGTAACACAAGTAGAAGTAGAACCAAGTAAAGTAGCATTTGTATCTAGACCTTACAGTAAAGATGAGAAACTTAAGAAGGACGAAGAAGAACTAGAACAGCTACTAGAAGAACAAAAACAGGATGCCTCAACAGAAGAAGTAGAAAGTGAACCTACTACTGCTGAAGAAAAAACATTTAAGAAAAGATATTCAGATCTACGTAGGCATCAGCAGAAACAGACAGAAGAACTAAAGACTGAGATAAATGCACTTAAGAGCCAGTTAGAACAGTCAACTAAGAAACAGATTAAACTTCCTAAGTCTGACGAGGATATAGATACATGGGCTAAAGAGTATCCTGATGTAGCTGCCATAGTAGAAACAATAGCTATGAAGAAAGCAGCAGAACAATCAGCTAGTCTAGAGCAACGTGTTAAAGCATTAGATGATATGCAACAGGACGTAAGCAAACAACGTGCAGAGACAGAGTTGTTACAGATGCATCCAGACTTTGATGATATACGTAACGATGATGACTTTCATACATGGGCAGAAGAACAGCCTAAATGGATACAGGACGCTCTGTATGAAAATGATAATGATGCACGATCTGCTGCTAGAGCAATTGATTTGTATAAGGCAGATAGAAGTATTACAACTAAGAAAACTAATAATAAAGATGCAGCTAAGTCTGTATCTACAAAAGGAAAACGTAACAAACCTGTAGAAAATGAGTCTAGTTCGTTTCTAAGAGAGTCTGAAGTACAGCGTATGACCGCAAAGGAATACGAAAGTAGATCAGATGAAATTATGGAAGCTATTAGACAAAACAAGTTTGTATACGATTTATCTGGATCGGCACGTTAATTAGTGTTGACAAACAGTAGATTGTGTATATAACTATACATAGTCGCAAGATGTAGTTAGCCCTTGAATAAGACTACCTAACTATATCTCACTATACTTCTAAGACAACCCGATGAAGAAGAGCCTATGTGTAGTTGGCCTTACACGTACAACCTCTTAGTTCACGGCCCTTAAGGTAGATAAAAAAATAGTGTACAATATGTACACATGGGATGTCGTAAAATAGGAGAAAATAAAATGGCATTTTCAACTGCAACAGGCTACGGCAACCTGCCTAATGGTAATTTCTCACCAGTTATCTACTCTAAGCAGGTACAAGTAGCTTTTCGTAAGGCTTCCATTGTTGAAGCTATTACAAATAGTGACTACTTTGGCGAGATCGCAAATATGGGCGATAGCGTTAAAATAATTAAGGAGCCAGAAATCACGGTCAAAGCATATGCTCGTGGTACTACGATTACTCCGCAAGACTTGGATGATGAAGAGTTCTCTCTTACCATCGACAAAGCAAACTACTTTGCATTTAAAGTCGATGATATTGAAGAGGCACACTCTCATGTAAACTTCCAACAGCTTGCAACTGATCGTGCAGCTTACAGACTAGCTGACCAGTTTGACCAAGACGCTCTTGGTTACTTGACTGGTTTTAAACAGTCTTCTTTGCATAGCAATGCTGATACTGCTAACACAACTGTTAATGGTGCAGTTGCTGTATCTACAGCAGGTACTGATGAATTATTAACCTCTATGAAGATAGATGCTTCTGAGTTTGGTGGTTCTTCCAGTAATGCAATTGGTATTCAAGCACGTGCTGGTGGTGCAACTTCTGCTACACCGGGTTCAGGTAATGCTAACCCATTACAAATCGTAGCTCGTATGGCTCGTTTGCTTGATCAACAAAATGTTGACACCAACAATCGTTGGCTTGTTGTTGATCCAGTTTTCGTTGAAGTTCTCAAAGATGAAGACTCTCGTCTTCTCAATGGTGACTTTGGTGGAAGCGGAATACAAAATGGTCTTATACTTAACAACCTTCATGGTTTTAAAGTGTACATGTCTAACAACCTACCTTCTATTGGAACTGGCCCATCTACTACTGGTGGTACAAACTCCTCTAACTTTGGTATGATTGTATCTGGACATTCTTCTGCTGTAGCAACTGCCGAGCAGATTAATAAGACAGAGACATATCGTGACCCTGATAGCTTTGCCGACATAGTTCGGGGAATGCATTTGTATGGACGTAAGATACTTAGACCTGAAGCTCTAAGTGTTGCACGTTATTGCTTGGTATAAGGAGACTGAATCATGGCTACAGTAACAACCTTAAGTTCAGCGGCTCGTGGCTCAGATGCCAGAGGTCGCTCTCCTTACTTGGTGCAAAATAGTATTGACTTTGGAGCTGCTGCTACCGCTAAAGGTACAGCACTAGCTGCTGCCGATATTATTCAAGCCATAACAGTACCTGCTAATACTATGATATTAGATGCTGGTTTTGAAGTAACAACAGTTCACGCTGGTACTTCTTCTGACTGTGCACTAGATCTAGGAGTGACAGGTGTTGATGTGGATGCATACGTTGATGGCTTTGACTTTGACGCTGCATCAGCAGGTGCTTATAGTGTGGGTGCAGGTAGTGGACCTCTCACTGTTGGTGCAACTGCCGACACGCTTGATGTCTTAATTCAGGCACAAACTGGAACTACAACGGCTGGTGTTATCCGTGTCTTTGCATTATTGCTAGACGTTGATGACATAGGCACAGTAGGTGCAGATGAAGTGGATCGTGATACACTCGCGTAACACATGTGGAAGGGGTGGGATAAACCTGCCCCTTTCTACTTAGGGATATATTATGGCTACAACATTTCTAACATTAGTTAATGATGTCAACAAAAGGCTGAACGAAGTTGAGCTTACTAGTTCTAACTTTGCAGCAGCTACAGGTTTTTATGCACATATAAAAGATGCAGTCAACTCTGCTATACGCTACATTAATGAAAGCGAGTATGAGTGGCCTTTTAATCATTCAGAAAAAGAACAAACACTTACTGCTGGTACGACACGATATGCATTTCCAACAGATGCTAAACTAATAGACTTTGAATCGTTTAGAATAAAAGAAAATGCTACATTAGGAAATGACACAAAGAAACTAGCTTTAATTACATACGATGAATATTTAGAAAAATACGTGGATCAGGAGTACGCTGCAAGTCAGACACGTGCACTGCCACGTTTTGTTTTTCATGGACCTGATCTAAAGTATGGTCTTATAGAACCACCTGATAAAGCATACACATTAGTATTTGACTACTATGTATTTCAGGCAGACCTATCTGCTCATGGTGACACAATGGTTATCCCAGACCGTTTTAAGCACGTTGTAGTGGACGCTGCAATGTTTCATGCATATATGTTCAGGGGTAACACTCAAGATGCTGTGGTGGTCAAGGAGAGGGCAGATGAGGGCATTAAGGCAATGCGTTCTATGTTAATTAATCGTTATCACTACATGAGGTCTTATATGATACCTGCCGCAACAGGAGGACGTAGACTAGGTTCATCTAGGTCTACAGCAGGATCGAGCTTGGATAGTCTATAATGCCTGACGCATGGGAGACATTTAGAATAGAGTTTAAAGGTGGACTAGTAACTAATCTTAGTCCATTACAACAAGCTATCAATGCTCCCGGTTCTGCCAGAATACTACGTAACTACGAACCATCTATTGATGGAGGTTATAAACGTATACAGGGTTATGAAAAGTTTGATAGTGCTATTATAGCACCATATGGTAATCCAGTTGTAAATGGTGCATCTCAATCAGGT